CCCGACTGTACATTACGCAAGCATGTTAACATGTTATTAATATGTTAATTTAGCTCACGGCGAAGAGACCCAGTCTGTCGCGATTATCTAACAGTTCTTTCGAACCCTAATTAATATAGTTGTTAGATCACCGACGGTCTTGACATATACTCGTTGGCTAAAGTATATATTTTTGACCGTTTTCTCTTTACTTGGCTGTTTGATTAAAAAAATCAAAGGTGTCGACTGTCATCGACGTACCATTATATATGCACTTATGATAAATATCACAGTACGCATACATAACCGCCTAGGAAGTACAAAGGTGGTCTGTTGATTCAGACGCTCCATTGGATGCTCACGCACCCACCTCTCCCTTTTGCAGGCATGGAATGAATTTTTATTATCATTATGATCATAAATAATTCATTATAGAAAATACCTGACATGATACGCAAAACGTTATAATTAGTTGCGAATATCCAAACAGTTGTACCAGCTGCATAGTTGAGTGGTGCATACTTGGCTTGGTTTTGTCTGAGTGGATCTTGTGTACGATAGTTCAATTTGGTGTTATCGATACGAGACATATTGGCAGTACCAGTTGGTTGATGTTGTTCTGGGTGGAGAGCAAAAGAATAAACATTGATACCGTCTGCTGGTGTGCGAGTGTGGTGTTGGTATGGTTGAACATAGTTGAAATAATTTCCTTCACGACGTTGGAAGCGATCATGTCCATTTAAGACAAGGAGACCGTCCAAAACGATATTGCCACGGCCGTCCAATGTAACACCATAATTGCTTGGTTGGATAACATGGACATCTTCGCTCTTATCGGTGTCCAAACGTCTGTCAACAAAAGGAGTTGACCCAGTTGAACTCAATGGGACAGACAAGTTAACTAAAGACAAGTTATTTTCAGTGACTGTGACAGTGACTAATGGGGTGACTGGGAAAACTTGTTCTTGGAAATCAAGTTCAACTGTAACATCAACCAAACCAGTAGCGAGGTTGATTAAACCTTGAGTGATTGGGTTAGTCAGAATGTGAACTTTTTGAACATCAGATGGGACAATATTTGTTGTATTGACACTAATGAATTTCCATGTAACACCATTAACTAAAACAACTGAAATTGGGTCTGAAGCTGGGTTAAATTGGATTGATTGAACAATTGCAGTTGGGTCAGTCCATGGTGCTGGAGAGTTGCATGCTAAAAGTTGATCAACAGCAACCATTGATCTAGCGAGAGAGTTGGCTGCTGATTGGACAGCAGAGTCCCATGCTCCTGGTGCATAATCAGTATTGTCAGCATCAGTGTATGACAAGAACCATCCGCCATCTAATCCACCAGATCCGTTAAAAGCACCGAGTTTGTGAACCCAAACAAATTCTTTGCATGGGTGGTTAAAATTCAATGTGAATGATTGAACAGATGGCGCAGTTGTGCTTGTTTGAGTGTTGAGTTGTTGTTCTCCATCAGTTTGGAGTTGTTCAATCAAATATTCATGTCCGACTTGAGCAAAACGTCTGCGTTCTTCAGAGTCGAGGTAAACATAATCAATTAAAACACCAGCACTAGTGTAAGATAATCCGTTGAATGCTGGAACAGTTCTTGAACCAGATCCTCTAGTGTAAACATATAATTTTGATAAATCTTCAAGTTCGAAGTTAAGTCTAACATCGTGATATTGAAGAGCAATCAATGGAAGTGCCAAACCATAGTTACGGCAAAACCAAAATTGGAGTGGAACAAACAAATTATATCCACCAGCAACAAATGGTTGAAGAGTTGTGAGTTGTTTAACATCACCAATCATTGCATTATAACCACGTTCTTGACCAGTTGGGTGTGTCAATTCATACCAGACGTCCAACCATGTTCCATAATGTTTATCAATTGGAGCACCACCAATTTGAATTTCAACTGATTTAATCAAAGCGTGTCCAAGTCTGCGAACCCAAGCAACTTGACCTTGGAAACCATTGTCAGCATTTGTTGGTCTAAGTTCTGGAAGAGTAACTCTCAAATATGATCTGGATGCCAAATCTCCATTACGAAGAATTTGGACTTGTGGTCTGCCACCAGGTTTGGCAGTTTCAAGTGAAAGTTCAATACATTCAACTGA